AGTATTTATTGTCGGGCAGCCAAACAGCGATAATATAACGCTGTCCTGCTCAATATACAGTGTATACGCAAGTGCCGAACAAAAAATAACTTGGCCTGTCTGGACAAAGTAGACAATGAGTGATATAATTGCTTTTGGATTAACACGGCAATCCTAACATTCATGACAGGCTTTATCGGAAAGAATGTTAGGAGGACGCTATTATGCAGAACACAGAAACAATATGGAATGCTTATGGCTATACTCGTCTTTCCAAGGATGATAAAGAGAAAAACGAGAGCAACAGCATTAAGAACCAGCGGGACTTGATACTCGATTTTGTGAGTAGAAACCCCGCAATTTGCGTTATCGATATACTGGCTGATGATGGTTTCACCGGCGCGAACTTTGACAGGACAGCCTTTAAGGACATGATAAGCCACATAGAACAGGGCAAGGCAAACTGTGTCATTGTCAAGGATTTTTCACGGCTTGGGCGCGACCACATCGGAACGGGAAAGTACATTGAACGCTATTTCATGGAGAAAAAAGTCCGGTTTATCTCTATAACCGACAACTATGACAGTCTGACAGCTGATATGTCCGACAGCAACAACAGCCTAATCGTTCCGTTCAAGAACATAATCAACGAGGCTTTTCTTGAGGATATTTCCACGAAAACAAAATCGCAACTGGAAATCAAGCGGAAAAACGGCGAATTTGTATGTAACTACGCCGTTTACGGCTATTTGAAATCGGACAATAGGAAGCTGGTGGCTGACGATTATGCCGCCGAAATTGTCAAAGGTATTTTTGAGTATAAAATGAACGGCTACAATGAACAGCAGATAGCCGCCATACTAAACGCAAAGGGCGTATTGCCGCCCTCGGAATATAAAAAATCATTGGGGATTGCCTACAATACCCCGTTTGCCGTGAAAGATAAAACCCTATGGTCTGTAAACGCTATAAAAAGGATTTTATCAAACAGGGTGTACATCGGTCACTTGGAACAAGGCAAGCGGACTAAGGCAAGCTACCGGATGACAAAATTCTTTTACAAGCCGCAAGAGGACTGGATTATCCACGAAAACGACCATGAGCCGATTATAGCCACAGCGGACTTTAATCTCGTTCAGGAGCTTATGTCAAAGGACACGCGCATAACGGCCAACAGCGAGCAGCTTCATATGTTTTCCGGCTTTGTTATGTGCGGTGGCTGCGGCCAGCCCATGATTATCAAGACCGTTAAGAAAAACGGCAGGAGCTATGTGTATTTTATATGCTCGACCCATAAAAAATTCGGCTCCTGCAAGAATAACAGCATAAGCGACAAGGCTATCGGGAAATTCGTACTGTTTTCCATCAAACAGCAGATTGCAAGCCTTTTATCGGCGGACGCCATGACCGGCAGCCTTGGAATGGATACGCTTCAAAGCCGCCAACAGCTTGCGATAGAGGGCATGATTGAAAACAACCTCAATATAATCCGTGAAAACAAAGATTATATTGTCAAGTCCTATGAGCATTTTGTGGACGCCGTTATCACGGAAACGGAATACACCATGTTCAAGGCGAATTTCAATAAACAGATTGAAAGCGCCGAGAACGCTATTGCCAATCTGCAAGAACAGAGCGGCAGGCTAAAAGACAGCGCCCACAACAGAACTCTGATGGAGAAATTCATAGAGCATGAGAATATAACCGAATTAAGCCGCAGCATAGTTGTCAACTTGATTGAGTGCATTACCGTGTACGGCAGTAAGGATTTTGAAATCCGTTTCCGCTATTCGGGTGAGTTTGATTGTATTCATGCCGCCCCATTATCCAACCGCCAGCAGACTTCCGAAAGGTCGGTGATATAGGATGGCACGAAAAAGCAGGAAGCTCACGGAGCTTGAAATTCAGGAAAAGAAAGCTGTCGTATATGACACATGGGTATACTCAAGGATTTCAAACGAAAGCGATAAGGCCGAGGATTCAATCGAAAATCAAATTGCAATCGCTAAAGACTATGTCAGCGGAAAGAGCGATTTGTTATTTAGCGGTACATTCACCGATTTAGGATATTCGGGAACAGATTTTGACCGGCCGGACTATGAAAAAATGCTGTCCGGCATACAGAGCGGTGAGGTGCAATGCGTTGTCGTAAAAGACTTATCAAGGCTTGGCCGGACTTATATCGAAGTCGGGGAATTGCTGTTTGATACGTTTCCGGCATACGGAGTCCGCTTCATATCGGTAAACGACCGCTACGACAGCTTTGATGAAAGCGCCGGCAGGCAAAAGCTACTGATACTATTCAAAAATCTTGTAAATCATATGTACAGCAAGGATTTGGGCAAGAAAATCAGATCGTCTTTCGCTGTCAAACAGCAAAAGGGCGAACTGCTCGGCTCCATGCCGCCATACGGTTATCTATTCACGGTCAATGGCAAGAGGAAACACTTGGAGATTGAGCCGGAAGCGGCAAAAATCGTAAAGCAGATTTTCGATTTACGGCTTCAAGGGTTAAGCACAATCAAGATTACTGAGTACCTAAACGCCAATAACATCCCCACCCCCGGCTTACATTACTACCAAATCGGCGTATTGACCCACGAAAAGTACGCCGCAAGCACCGTGTGGCAGAATAACTTTATCGGCAAGCTGCTTATCAACGAGGTATATACGGGCAGTCAAGTACAGGGAAAATATGACCGCAACGGTAAAAAGTACGTTGAGAAGCCTAAAAGTGAGTGGATAATACACAAGGATGCCCACACGGCTATTGTGGACGAAACGCAGTTTGAAGCGGTACAGCGGTTGATTGCCGAGGCAGGCAGGAAATACAAAAAGCAGGGGAACAAGCTGGACGAAAACATTTTTGTGGGTAAGGTTTTCTGTTCAAGGTGCGGCAAAGCGGCGAAACGTGAATACTACCGTGGCAAAAACGGAGTAAAATACCGTTTTCATTGCCGTTATTGCGACGCCGAACTGCGGCGTACAATGGGATTGGAAACTATCAAGCCCGTCGCGCTGGAAAGCATGGAGGCCGTCGTAACCGGAACTATACAGGCGCAGATAAACGTATGCTTAGAGATTGACGGATTGCTGGAAAAAGTATCGCGCTCCACTGTTGTTACCCATAAACGGCATAATCTTATACAAGAACGGGATAAATTCATAAAGGCGGGTAACAGAGCCGAGGAAATGCTTTCGGCGGCATATGCACATCACTTGAACGGAGTCCTTAACGGCGGCGAATTTGAGCTTGCGAGGACAAAATTTGAAAAAGACAAGCAGACTGCGGCGGTCAGCCTTGCGAGGGTTGAGCAGGAATTATCGGGATATGAACTGGACGAAGTACGAAAAAATGACTATCTGGCTAACTTCCGAGCCTTTAAGGGCTTTGGCAAACTTGACAAGGCCATTATGGACGCACTTGTTCTCAGGATTGATATAACGCCGCTCTCAAACGAAATTGTTGTAACGCTCAATTTCAAAGACAGCTTTGATAAATTGGAAAAGCTGATGAAAGAAAGCGGGGTTATGACGAATGTATGCTAACAGCCGTGCCATGGATTATGCAACCCGTACAGCAGATTATATTATTGGCAATTATCTGCGTATTTCAAAAGAGGACGATACCAAAGACGAGAGCAACAGCATAACGAACCAAAGGGCGTTGATAAATAGCTATATTTCATCCCATGCGGAATACAGAAATGCCAAAATCATCGACTATGTTGATGACGGAAAAAGCGGAAGCCATACAGACCGTGAAGCGTATCAGAGGCTTATGCGCGACGTAAAAAACGGCACTGTGAACTGCATTATCGTAAAGGATTTATCAAGAATCGGCAGAAACCTTATCGAAGTTGACGATCTGCTGATGAATTATCTTGTGACTTTCAATACAAGGTTTATCGCAATCAACAACAGCTACGACAGTTTCCTGCACCCTCTGTCAAACCTTGAATTGGCGGTCATTAACCTTGCCAACCAGCATTATAACAAAGATCTTGCCGTAAAGTCCATTACGAGCAAGCATGTCAAAATGAAAAAGGGCGAATATCTTAGCTGTTTCGCCTTGTATGGCTATCAGAAGTCAAAGACCGAAAGAAATAAGCTCGTCGTTGACGAGGAAGCCGCTGGATACGTTCGGATGATGTATTCGCTGGCGATAGACGGAAATTCCGCTACGGAAATAGCGAAAGTCATTAACGCGCAGTGCATCCCTACGCCGAGCGAATACAAGAAGCGGCACGGCATTAGGGGCGGCTGGGTAACGATTGACGAGGATTATCATTTTTGGAACAATACCCTTGTGCGCCGGATATTGCTTGACGAACGCTATACGGGCAAAGGCATTACGAATATGTATAAGGTAAAAGTACCCGGAAAAAAGGTAGTGGAACACCGGCCTAAAGATGAATGGATAATTGTTCCCGACGCACATGAGGCTATTATATCCGAGGGCGAGTTTCAAAAGGCGCTTGCGTGTCTGAACAGGGCGAGGTATAAGGATACGCCAGCCGACCACATCTTTTATAATAAAGTGAAATGCCCCGTATGCGGCCATACCATGAAGAGGTCAGGCAAATACAATCCGCATTTCAAATGCGGAACGAGCCTTTTCACAGACCATTATAATTGTACTCAATGCTCCGTATCGCAAGCGGATATTGAAAAAGCTGTTGTTAAGTCCATAAAGGCTTACTCGGCAGCACTCATTGAAAGAGAGGAATTGAAGCTATCCGCTATACAACAGGCTAACCTATCACGCGCCGAGATTGAGGGCAGGATTAAGGCCGAGGAAAAGTCTATCCGGCTTTTAGAGGATTCCATTACTAAAAACTTCACGGCATTGGTTTCGGGAAAAATGTCACAGGAGACTTTCCTCTCCAAAAAAGAGATCATCAATAACACGATTGCCCGGAAACAATCGGAACGCCAAAGGCTCACCGAATGTCTGCAAGCAATTACTGTGGGGAAAAGTGCGATTGATGAAACCCTTGCAGAGCTGCGGACATTTGAGAAAATCGAAGAACTTGACCGAGATACCGTTGACTTATTGGTCGAAAAAATTATCGTCTATGATGAACAAAAGATAGAGATTGTTTGGGCAGATAAGTATTAA